GCACAACTTCGCATAATCGGCGAACGAGGTTTGATCTATGAGCAATAACGCAAGCATCACAAACGTGGTCAACGTCGCGCTGATTCCTGAGAGTCAATTGGCGACTGCCGACAACATGAATCTCATTGCGGTGATGACGAGCGAACAGGGCGTGATTACCAGCGCTGAGCGTTTCCGTATCTATCGTGATGCGCCGGCTGTAGAGGCTGATTGGGGTACTGCATCGTCTGTTACTGCACACGCCAATGCTGTATTCGGCACCAAGCCAAACGCCATCAACTTCGGCGGCTCGCTGATTGTCGGCCTGCACCGGGCAACAACTGAAAACGTCGCCGCTTCTGCTGCCACTCTGCGCAGCACTCAGCTGGTAGAAGCAACCGTTATCTCGCAGCTTCAGACCATCACAGACGGCAGCTTCGATATCGATGTGGATGGCGTTACTGTCAACGCCTCGGCCTTGGACTTCAGCGCAGTAACTACGCTGGATGCTGTGGCGACCTTGCTGGATACCGCAATCGCTGGCGCAACTGTCGCTCACAGCAACGGATACCTGACGATCACCAGCGCAACAACCGGCGTGCTTAGCCTTCTGACCTACATGGAAGCAGGCGTAACCGGTACGTTCATCGGCGCGATTCTCACCATGTCGGCTGGCTCTGGCGCAACCTTGACTCAAGGCGCCGCCGCTTCCGTCCTGCCAATCGAAACCAAGGTCGAATCGCTGTCTGCCCTGAACGCCTTGATCAACTTCAAAGGCGCAGAGTTCATCGATCTGGTGCTTGACGCCGAGGTTGACGACATCGCAGCCTGGGCCCAGGCAAGCCAAAAGATCATTTACGCGGTATTCAGCGGTAGCACTTACCTCCTCGTCGGAACCTCCAACCCTGTGTGGGCCGTAAAGCTGGCAAGCCAAACGAACTTCCGCTGCCTGTACAGCAAGTCAGGCAATCGCCTGTTGGCTGCTTCCTACATGGCGCGCACGCACACGGTGAACTTCAGCGCTGAAAACTCGGCCATCACCATGAACCTGAAAACTCTTTCGGTTCCTGCTGAGTCGTACAGCCAGACTGAAATCGATGCGGCAAAGCGCGTAGGCCTGGATCTGTACACCACGATCAAAGATGTCCCTGTAGTGCTGACCAGTGGCGCGAACGACTTTGTGGACAACGTCTACAACATCATCGCTTACATCGACGCCATACAGACCGAGAACTTCAACACCCTGAAGCAGACCGGTACTAAGGTTCCGCAGACTACACGCGGCGTAAACCAGTTGGTTGCGGCAAACGAGCGTGCAACCCGTCGATTCGTCCGCGCCGGCGTGTTCGCGCCTGGCACTTGGTCTAGCCCTGACAGCTTCGGCAACATCAACACCTTCAACCGGAACATCGAGCAGTTCGGATTCTACGTGCTTGGTGGCTTGCTCAAGGATCAGCCGCAATCTGAGCGCCAGGCACGTAAGTCGCCTGTGATTCAGATTGCAGTCAAGAACGCTGGAAGTATTCACAGCGTAGACATCATCATCAATTTCAACCTCTGAGGGACTGACCCATGGGCGTTATTACCACCGCAGCGGACAGCACCACGCTGATCCTGAACGACCACGCCATGACGACCTTCGCAGAGGGTGACTATGTGACGCTGACCCCGGCAAACGCCGCGAGCGCGCATGTCAACTCGGCCACGGGCGGCGTGTCAATCAGTGAGCGATTTGATAAGGATGTCTATGACCTCCTGTTTCGCGTTCAGAAGTACGGCGCAGACGACATCTTCATGTTGGGCCTGATTAACGCCGAGACAACCGAAGTCGTGAACGGCTCGCTGAAAGAGTCGTACACTGCTGATGGCAGTGCTGGCGTCGAAAGCTGGGTTCTTGAATCTGGCAGCGTCACCACTCAGCCAACCCAAACCAAAAACAACCAGGACGGGAACGCGCTGATGGAATACACCCTGCGCTTCCGCACTGCGAAACGGAGCCTGTAACGTATGAGCCAACAAGACCAGCGCCAAAAAGCCCTTGAAGAGATCCGCAAGATTTTCGAGGAAGGCGAGGCGGAAATTAACGGGCGCACGTATCGTTTCCTGAAAATGCAACACGTCCAGCGTCGTCGGGTATATGCGTACTACTCGTCTATCCAGCGACAGCTTCAACTGGGCGACCATAGCTTTCTGGACAGCACGGGCTTTGCCCCGGTAGAAGAGGTTATGTGGAATAGCATTACCTTTGACGGCGCCCTGATCAGCAAGCTTCGCGATCACTGGGAAGAGGTTCCAGAGGATTACGTTACGTTGATCGCTGCCGCAATGGGGGTCATGTCGTACCCTTTTTTGCGCGCCGCAGGTATCGCCTCAGCATCCGTGGAAGAGACGCAAGCGAAGACTACATCCTCGAAACCAATGTAAGCGGCGAGCGGATGGCGATGTTCTCTCTGTCGAAGGCCGGGTATGGAAGCCTGGCCGAGATTGAGCAGTGGGATACGGACCAGTTTCTAGACGCCATTGAGTTCGAACAAATAACCGCCGACATACAGGCGCATAAGTCGAGGCCTGCCTAAATGGCGATCGTCAGCGAGTTAGTATCCAGGTTCAGCTTCGTTGGCTCCCTGGCGCCTCAGAAGGAATTCAACGAGAACCTAAAGCTGTCTGTTGCCCTTCTTGCAGGCGTAGGTACTGCGCTGATAGGGGCGGCAGGCGGCTTGTTTGCGTTTGTGGCATCGAACACAACGGCGGCAGATGCCCTTCTCGACATGAACGCTGAGACAGGCATAGCAGTAGAGCGAATTCAGGAGCTTGGCTTTGCGGCTGAGCTTTCAGGTTCAAGCTCTGAGGCTATGGCTGCCAGCCTGTCCGGCCTGTCTAAGGTGGCCGGTGATGCCGCTCGCGGGCTCGGGCGCGGGCGTAAGGCTTTCGAAGACCTTGGGATCAGCGTCAAGGATGCAGGCGGTAACGTTAAGACGGCAGACGTTCTGTTTGGCGAGCTTGGCGAGTCGTTCCGTAGACTTGGCACGGATTCTGCTACTCAGAAATCTATCATCGCATCGCTGGGCCTTGATCCGTCCACGCTTCAACTGTTGAACGCTAGCAGTGAAGAGGTCGAGCTATTGACCATGCGCGCACGTGAGCTTGGCATTGTCACCACCGAACAGGCAGAAGCGGCGGCAGAGTCCCAAGACGCCTTGGGTGTGTCGAAGTTCGCCGTCACTGCATTGAGTCAGCAGGTTGCAGTTGGCCTGGCGCCGACAATGACCGCCATCACCAACAAGTTCACTGACTTCCTTGTTGCGAATCAGGACGTTATCAAGAAAGGGATCAACGTATTCAGCGAGGCGATTCTTGCCGCGTCTGGCTTCGTCACGCGGATGGCGCCGGTCCTTGGCATCCTGGCTGCCGGGTTCGTCATTGCGAAGGTTGCCGCGCTCGGGTTCTCCGGCGTGATGAGTATAATCCTGTCGCCAGTTGTGCTGATCACCGCCGCTATCGTCGGCCTGCTGCTGATCATCGATGACCTGATCGTTGCCTTCAATGGCGGAAAGTCAGTCATTGCAGACTTCTTTCAGGAGTTCTTCGGCATCGACATTGTGCCGATCATGCAGGGGATCGTTGACGGCTTTAAGTGGATGGTCCAGTCGTCACTGGCGATCTTGCAGCCGTTCTTCGATGCCTTCTCAAGCCTGTTTGACGCGGTGATCATGGCGTTTACTGGCGACTGGGCTGGCGCGCTTTCTGCGCTTCTTGATGCTTTCAACTCGGTAGGCGCCGGTATCCGCGATATCTTCCTCGGGCTATTCGACTTCATTGGTACGGCGTTCAGCCAGATCCTCGGCGGCATCAAGTCTGCTGCAACATCGATCCTCCCTGACTGGGCAGTGGATCTGATCAGTTCGGGCGGTTCTCCGGAAGCTGGCGCGCCAGGCGGTGTCGGTTCGATTGGTAGCGGCGGCGGGCAAGATCCTTGGGATGTCCCAACCTTGACTCCAAACGACGCTATGGCCATCGGAAATACGAACAACAACACCAGCTCAAACACCAGCAACATCGAGCAGAAGAACGACATCAAGATTTATAGCAACGATCCTAAGCAGGCCGGCGCGGCAGTTGATGATGCGCTGCAAAGCCAGATGCGAAACGCCAAGACCCAAGCCAATCGAGGTGGAAGATGATCAAGGAATACATGGCTGGACAGAGCCAGGCGCTTGAATCGTCCTCGACTGAAGAGGTGGGGATTGGTGGCTTTATGCTGTTCGCTAGGGTGAGTGATTCGACGGCATACGAAACGCAGGCGCCGACGTCCGTGGTTGAGGATGGCAGTTTTGCCGGCGACCATCTGATCAATTCTCCGATCACCCTGAACATCAGTGGCGAAGTGTCGGACATCTTCCTGAATCCGCCAGCCAATACAGCCACAGCAAAAAGAGTGCCAACTGTAGGCAAAACCGAATCCTTCTTGCCTTCGCGCACGCCGTCGCAGATTCAAAGGGTCGCCAAGATAGTCAACACTGCACAGGATCGATTCAAGGCGATCGACGAGCGTATCAAGCTTGGCACCCCGGCAACTGAGTTCAGCGGTAACAAGTCGCTTGGTAAGCCGATTCGCGAGCAGTTCATTGACTTCATCGAGTCGATTCACTATGGCAAGCAGTTGATATCAATTTCCATGCCATACCGCACGCACGACAGCATGGCGATTACTGGTGTGACGATCACTCGGGATAACCAGCGTAACGCGCTGACCTTCTCGTTGACTGCGCAAAAGTTCCGCATTGCAAAGACTATCTTCGCCAACATATCGAGCTTCTATAAGGCTCCGGCGCCAGCGGTGAAGAGTCAGACGGCGGGCGTATCTGACAAGGGTGTTCAGTCGCCAACATCTGATTCGACGCCAGGCTCTAGCGCCGGCAAGAAGAAAGAGAAGTCCGTGCTGTCCTCAATATTCGGCAGGAGCTGACATGGCCTTTCAGATCGTAAACATCACCGACGAGCCACGGCAGCGGCATGTTCTGCTTGTGGGCGACGACGAGATCATCCTTGTCCTGAACTTCTACGAGGTCGCTCAGTTTTGGTCGTTCGACGTGACGTATCGGAACGAATCCTATTATGGGTTCATGCTGAGCTTGGGGGTTCTGCACATCCAGGCGCTTAACTGGCCTTTCGATTTCTTCGTGAGCAACACGGACACCAGCGGCATCGCGCCTTTCCGCTTGGGCGACTTCTCTGAAGGCCGGTCAGAGCTGTACTTTGTGAGCGCCGAAGAGATGCAGGAACTCCGAGGCCTTGAGGTTCCCACTTGACATTCCGTCAACACGGCCCGAACCTATGCCTGCGCACTGACGCGCATACAGGGAAAAGACCATGACCTACATCACCGATACCCTCGCCAAAGACGAAACCCTAATCGCTACCGGTTCCATTTCAAAATGGAGCCTGTTTCACGTTTACTTCGCGGCGCTGCTGTTCGCAATCTCAGTCGTACTCCTGCCGCTAACCGGCCTTCTCCTGCTTTACGCATGGCTGAAGATACGCAGCACCGAGATGGGAGTTACTTCGAAACGGGTTATCCGCAAGTCCGGCGTTATCATGCGCGACACTTCTGAAATCCGCCTGTCCAAGGTTGAATCCGTGAGCGTCAACCAAGGCATCCTTGGCCGCATGTTAGGCTATGGCACCGTGACTATCGTTGGTACTGGCGGGAATGGCGCGGTGATGAAAGGCGTGAAAGATCCGCTAGCGTTCCGCGCGCAGGCTCAAGAAGCATTCGAGCGCGCTCAGCGCATTAGTCAGAAGTTTGAAATTGATATGTCTTCAATCGACCTTGGCGCAGCGTCTGGCATGAGCATCGACGAGATTTCTGATTTAGTGGCTGCCGCAGTTCGCAAGCAAGGCGGTGCAGCATGAGCCGCCAATCCTTGGAAGTAGGAAAAGTATACTTTTGCGGAACGCATCAGCGAGACGTTGAGATCATTCATTTCTCAGGTGATCTAGTTGCATGCAGAGCCATAGACGATAGCGAACTTTTCTGGGGTGATGAATTTTCCGAGGCTTACACGCCAGAGCAGATTTCCGAGGAAAATGTTAGGCGAGAAGCCATTGATGAAATAGAAAGAATAATCAGGGTTGTCGGTCCAGCTAAAGGCGCTGAGCGACTTTATGATGACGGCTACCGAAAGCATCAAAAGGAATAACCAGTGACAGAAAGATTCCTGCGAGACTACAGACTCACAGTCGGACTCGGCTCGCAGGCCGTTACGGCCTTGCCACCTTTTCGAATCGCGTTCAGCGTTGATAAGAGTGACAAGTCCGATCTGAATAAAGCGACCATCAAGGTATACGGGCTCAACCCGGACAAGCGGAAACGTCTTGTTCGGGATGGTCTTCGCGATGGCCACTTCCCTATCCAGCTCGATGTTGGATATCAGGGCAAGCTAGAAACCATTTTCCGTGGCTCGGTTGATCTAGCCGGCAGTACCCGAGAGGGCGCCGACTTCATCACGACCATGGAATGCCTAGACGGCGGCTCAGACTTCCTGTTCAGCTTCGTCAGCGCTGCTGTGATCGGCAAGCAAGCTGCCTTCGACGCCATCCTTGAATCAATGCCAAACACCGCCAAGGGCAAGATCGGCGCCATGGGTGAAGTGACTCGCCCCAAGGTTCTGGTCGGTAACTCTATGGCTGTGGCCAACGAAATGCTCGATCCGGGCCAGCGGATGTTCATCGACAACGAGCGCCTGAACGTCCTCAAGGGTGATGAGGTCGTATCGTCGTTCGTTCCTGTTATCGTTTCAGAGTCAGGTCTTCTGAATACCCCGACCACTGAGAAGCGCGAAGACCCGAAGAAGAAAAAGGAAGAGGGCGAAAAGAAGGAATCCAAGAGCCCGAAGGAAGAGAAGACAAAGAACGACATAACCGTTTCGACCATGCTCAACCCTGCCGTAAAGGTCGGCGGTCTATTCAAGCTGGTATCCGTCACCGCTCCGCATACGAACGGGATCTACAAATGCACGCTGATCACCTACAGCGGCGACACTGACGGGAACGACTGGACCATGACGATTGCCGGCGTTATCGCTCAAAACTACACGGTGCCGCGATGACGCAGAAGAAAGAAGAGCTCACGGACGTGATGAATGATTCGCTGATCACTGCATTGGCGAACACTCACACGATCCTGATTGCGCGCATCGAGGTTGTAGGTGCCACCACAATCGACGTACAGCCGGTCATACAGCGCGTGGTTGACGGCAACAACATCAGCCTTCCGATATTCCCCCAGGTTCCTCCTGTGTTCCTCCAGGGCGGAACAAGCTACGACGCGCACCCTATTGCAGTTGGCGACTACTGCCTCCTGCTGGTCAGCGAGCGCTGCTTTGATCGCTGGTACATGGGCGAGGACGGACTACCCCCGCTTGAGATGCGCATGCACGACTACAGCGATTGCTTCGCGCTGGTCGGCGTCAACCCTGCATCCATGGCAAAAACCATACCAACTACGATTGAACGCTTTGGCGACTCAACTGTGACCGGCGCATGGATTCACACTGGCAGCTATGATCTGACCGGGCCGCTCACTGTAACCGGCGACACCACGACCATCGGTAACACGGATTCGACCACCTATTCAGCCAATGGCGACAGCGGCGCGACCGGTGTTTTCGTCAGTGCAGACGCAAAGACGATCACAGTTACTGCCGGACTGATCACAAACATCGCATAACGCGCTAGAATGTCGGCATAACTATTGCAGGTGACATCATGCGAGTATCTGGATTAGACACTGAAGGCGATTGGCGGTTTGGTCGTGGCCTTGCGGTCTACGTATCGAACGCTGAAGCCGTGCGCCAGAACGTTGTAACCCGCATCAAGTCCTTCGCCTCAGACTTCTTCCTTGACGTAGACGCCAACATTGATTGGGTCGATCTGTTAGGCCGTCGCGGCACCGAGGGCGAAGTACTTCGAGCCGTTGAGCGCACGACCCTGGCGACCGAAGGCGTCACCACCATCACACAACTCGAAATCGACGTTAACCGGGCAACGAGAAAAGCGACCATCATGCTTTCTTTTGGCACGATCTTTGATGAAGAGTTCTCAGAAGAGATTGTAATCTGATGCCAGGACCAACTATCGACGCGAGCGGCATCCAGATTCAGAGCTTTGAAGAGGTCTTCACAGAGCTTGCTGATGGATATCGCACGATCTACGGGCAAGACATCAACCTATCCCAGGAGAGCCCGGACGGCCAGCGTGTAGCCATTGAGGCTAAAGGCCGTAGCGACATGCAGGCTTTCGGTCTGTCAGTCGCCAACAACTTCGACCCTGACTTTGCTCGCGGCCTGTCACTGGCAAAGATCGCCAAGCTGTCGGCTGTATTCCCGCGCCCTGCCACGCGCTCGACGTGGGATCTGTCAGTAGTCACCACGCGAGATCTGACGCTACCTGTCGGCTACCAGATTTCCGATGACCTCGGGCAGCTTTGGGAGCTTCCTGCCGCCGTCGATCTGTTCACTGGTACAACTGCGATCACCTTCAACTCTTCAGACTTCGGATCTGTCACCGGACTGGCTGGCGCTGTGTTCACGCCGATCACTGTGGTGCTTGGCGTGTCCGGATTCACCGCTGCCGTAAACGCAGTCCCAGGCAAAGACGAAGAGACGGACGAAGAGTTCTATCAGAAGCGTAATCGAAGCCTTGAAAATCCTGCATTCTCAACAACTGGCATGCTTATTGCGAGATTGCTCAACACTGCCGGCGTAACTGATGCCTACGTATACGACAACGATACCGACGTTTACAGCGCGTTGTGGGATCTTGACGCGCATAGCATCTGGGCCATAGTCGAAGGCGGCACCATCGATGACATCATGGAAGTCCTGCTTAAGTTCAAGACGGGCGGCGCAGGCATCAAGGGTGCAATCGAGGCAGACATTCCAGAGACTCTTACGCGTCCCGATGGCAGCACTTTCATCGTCACGCAGAAGCGCAGGTTTGACCGCCCGGTTGATGTTCCAGTTTACGTCTCGCTGACTGCCACAAGGGATAACCCTCTTGAGCCGCTGGATCTTGATCTGATCAAGCAGAAGATCACGGCCTACAAGTTTTACATCGGCACGCCATTGCAGGCAGGATTCCTTTACGCGCCCGCGTACACAGCCGGCGACAACTTCGTTCTGACTGACATCTTGGTTAGCGACGATAACGTTCTGTTCACTGACGGCGAAATCGTGCCGGACGCTGGCGCCAAGTTCAGCCTGATCATGGCTAACATCGACATCACTGAGGTCGTCTAATGAGCCTCATCGACGAGACGACGCTACTCCTGATAAAACAGTATTGGGAGAAGGACAAGGCTAAGGCAGAGATCGCGCTTAAGGCCGCGTCGTGGGAGACGGTGCGCGCTTTCCTTGCGTCCCTGGACGATGCGTTCGATCTAGATCTAGCGGTTGGTGCGCAGCTCGACGTTCTTGGTCGTATCGTCGGGATTAGTCGTTCAGTACCCGAGGTTATTCCAAAGGTATATTTCGGCTTCAGCATCAACCCGACAAATGAAGGGTTCGCGGATCGGTTCGACTCTCTGCGGATCGGTGGCCCGTTCTTCGACAGGTTCTCGTCTCCGTTCACCGACCTACAGCTAAACGATAACGACTATCGGTTTTTCATCAGGGTCAAAGCATCGCTAAACTGGGCATCGGCTTACATGTCGAGCGACGACAGGATCAGCATTCAAGACGTTGTCATGGCCGCATTTGAAGGTCAGGCTTATGTCGTCGACAACCTTGATATGACCCTCACGCTTTACGTCTCTCCAATCGTTAGCTCTGACAGGTTAAGATTGATCCAGGCGCTTAACCTGCTACCAAAGCCCCAGGCAGTTAGATACAAGGTCGTAATTCAAGCTGCCCCGGACGAGTCGTTCGGCTTCTCTATTAACCCGTCAGCTCGCGGCTTCGCTGACAAATTCGATCCGTTGCGCCAGGGCGGTTATCTGGCCAGGAAGGTGATCTAATGGCAAAAATTGTTCGGTACAACGGGAACCTTGTTCCTTTCGCATCTGCATCGCTCGGGACGGAGCGAACGATTTTCGGCGAGGTTACACAGGCCGACGACATCACCAGTCAATACACGGTTGATTTCTTGCGCGGCTGGGGAATCGTTGGACCTTCTGATCAGCCGACTCTTCAGGACTTCAACGCCGTCTCATACACGCACGGGCAGATTCTTTCGTACCTGCACCAGATGGGCGTAGCTGAATATAATGCGGCTCAGGAATACCATATAGGCAGCTTGTGCAACGTTGCCGGTGTAGTTTACTCGTCACTTATAGACACAAACATAGGTAACACTCCCGCATCCTCTCCTGCTCAATGGCTAGAGCTTTATGCTCAGGCCACCACGACATTGAGAGGAACGTCGGAATTAGCAACAGACGCCGAAATGGCAACCGGGACAAGTACTACTCTTGTTCCTCCGGTGTCGGCAGTGATGTCGCTATTCAGTAAGCGCGTATTCGCCAGCAAGGATTACATTAGAATCCCTGA